TGGAGGCACCGAGATTCGAGCCAATCTCGGATAACTGTGTCGACTTGTCGTCGGAAACGAAGCGCTATCTCCAGCACTGTCCTACTCAGGATAGGACCGCGGAGTTTGCGTGGAATTCAATCAAGAAGCTACAGCCGGCTTCATGCCGGTGTATGGAAGCCCCTTTACTATCTTCCGTCGCTGCCCATTTCAAGTCTCCACCACCTTCCCTTCCAGTCGGTTACATCGCTTTTGCGCGTAAGGTTGTTCGACACCTGTTCCCTCACGGGTGGGATGCCGGCCTCTACGAAAATTGCGTTTTGAACACCGATCCTCCTTTGTCAGCATGTTTGGAAAATCGCCGCGGTGGCGGCGGCCTTCACGGCTTTGTCTCTCACTCTTGCGCTGAGTCCTGTTCCCGTGGACGAGGATGCGCTCGAGGTCGATATCGTCACGATGAGTTCCTCACTACTTGTTTGGACGGGGCAACCCGTCCGCTCAGTGTAGCGTCCAGTCTCACCGTGGTACAAAGCGCGGGTAAGCCGCGCCCCCTGAGTAAGTTCTCCGCGGATGCTCTTCATTTGCGCCCTCTTCATAAGGCGATTTATGATAAGCTTTCGCGCGAGAAATGGCTCTGCCGGGGCGATTTTACAACTGACGTTCTACAGCGCGCTGGTTTTTCTTATGTTAGAGGTGAAACTTTGACATCAGGGGATTACAAGAGCGCCACGGACAACCTTTCCATAGAGGTTGCCGAGGCTATTCTTGACGAGTTGCTCAGGTCCACGGTCTCTGTGCCGGGATCGATGAAGGCATACGCCATGAAGATCTTGCGTCCCCTTTTGTACAACCTTGAACACGGTATTGATAGTTTTTCCCCTAGGAGAGGTCAGATGATGGGCTCCTTCCTTTCTTTCCCTTTGCTTTGTCTGCAGAACAGGATCGCTTTCCTGCATGCTGGGCATTCTGTTGGGATTGATTGTGAGGATTTTCCGTGTCTGATTAACGGAGACGACATACTTTTCCGTTCCGGACCGCACTTCAGTGCGCTCTGGATGGATCATGTAAGTAGTCTCTCGTTGGAGGTAGAGAAGACGAAGACTTCCGTTTCACCGGACTACGGTTCGCTTAATTCCACACTTTGTGAGCGTCGAGGCGCTTTTTATCGTGTGGTTGCGACTGTCCGTATGGGGATGTTACGGGAGTCGGAGTCTATCGATACCCTCTCCAAGGGGTTTGATGATTTTATTGCTGGAATCAAGGGGTCACTCCGTTATAGAGCGGCGCTGGCCTGGTTCAGCTGGAACATAGGAAAAATTAGACCCTTAGGTCTGACTACGCATGATCTTGGCTTTAGAGGCCCTCTTGCGTATCGAGCGACAAAGAAATTCGGCCTTCGGATCGGCCCAAGTCTTCGGAAAGTTCCGAGTTTGAAAATTGATAACGGGTTGACTCTCGCTTGCGAGTATGTTGATCCGGATCTATTAGATAATGAAGAAAAGAAGGAGAACTTGGCCGAGTTGGCCGCCTGGAAGTGGAATACGAAATATGAGTTATTCTCGTCAAACCGCGCTGCGATGCGCTTTCA